ACCTCACCGTTATAGATTTTATGCACACCAGTTTCAGTGTACTGATTAACAGACTCCATTGCTCCTTCAAGAGATTCCAAAGCTTCTAAGGAAGCAATACATACATAAGAATCGCCCTCATAAGCAGGAACATTTCTTTTCTCCAATTCCAATCTCATCTTCCGTACATGACGAGAATTAAGGATTGAAGTATTAGTAACAGTTGCAGTCCCATCAGTAGTAAGAGTGTGAGCGGTAGTAGAAGTTCCCACAAAACGAAGTTTAGTTTCGTTATATCTCCGCTCAACTTTTCCATCAAGAACTTTTGCAGCATCATCAAGCAATCCGCCTCTTACTATTTCCTGCACATCAAATTCAGAGAGTGCTTCTGATTTGAAAGAAAATGGCATAGAGTTACCAACTTCATTAACTGTTAGCGTACCCCATGTTAAAGCCTGAGTGGTTTCGTGCATAGTGTTGGTTTCAGTGAGGTTTCCACCGATTGTCGCAACATTAGCAACTTTCAGCCAGTTTACTGACTGACCACGGGCTTTTCCAAATGCTTCCTTGACATCTACAAACTGCGTTCTGTTACTTTTGTGACCTCAAAAGAGGCGGGCAATTATTTCTAATTACCTCTCATAGTCTCCTATGAGTTCGGACTGTATCATCACTTTCGTGTTTCACGCTCAGTCTCTGAGGAACGCTTGAACTTCAGGTGGAAATTTCTTTTTTTCTTGCCTGTAAAATTTTTCCACCAAGCTCCAACTAACATCATCATGTGTCGGGTTTTTAGACGAATTTAAATCTAATCTTCTGTT